CTGGTTCTGGTTCTTCCCCCGCTTCATTTATCATTTTCTTTATTTGTTCTTTAAGTTTCAGTTTAGATTCATCAAGGGGACCATTAAACATATCCAATTGGCCTGTTTTTTCCACCCAATTGTCTTGCAAATGAAACGCTTTACCATCTTCAAATTCCCCTGTAAATGTATAACCCGGAGGAAATGCATGTGTCACCTTTCCTTCTTTACCAATATATGTCTTTAGCTTTGCAACAAAGTCGAAGCTTGGATAGGCCTTAATGCTTCTTGCGTTATTATCACAATTTTGCCAGCTTTTTTGTGTTACCGTAAAAGTATCACCAACGCGAAATCTAATCACATTTTCATCCAATTTTGCATTATTCTTATCAAATTGAGATAATCGTGCTCGGAATATTGCTCTGTCAGCCCTTTCTTTATTATATTTACTTCCCATCTTTTTTTGAAGAATTTTATGGGCCTTATCTCGAGAAGTTTCTTCGTGGTCAACGCTCATAGCAGCATCATCAAATTTATTATCTTCGTTATTCGTTTTTTTGGCCAATGATTTATCAGCCTTGGTAGCTTGAATATATTTATTATAAAATCTTTTATCAAGAGTTTTATCATAGGTCACACAATTAGAGCATACACCAGTTTTATCCATATATTCCGCATCGCCTGAATACAATCTACTGGCACATTTAGGACAATATCCTTCTGCCTCATTTAAAGGTCTATCTTTTCCATTATCAAAAAACTTTTCTTTACATTCAGGACATATACCATGGGAAGCAGTTGGTAATTTTGCGGATAGAGGTGAACCAATCGCCTTTCCATTGCGAGTCCTTCTTAAACACCACGCACACTGACCTTCTAATGGTTGTTCTTCTTCCTTGCCAATCATTTCGCCAACGATTTCTTTTAAAAATTCTTTAAATTCTAATCTTTCCATATTATTCCTCAATAGCAAGCATCACATGTGCAATGCGGTTTCTTTCCTGATTCACAAGCTGAACTTGGTTCATGAGCTGGCATATCTCTGTCAAATTTATGCTCCTCACAATACTTACAGCCAGGCTTAACCCATTTTCTGTTAAATTCTTTTTTTCTGCTTTCATTTACATGATTAAATGGTTTTAATATCAGAGGTGTCTGTGAGCTTATTTGTGCCGTGCCACCATCAATTAATTTAATCGTTAGCGTGCGTGAGTCGGAAGAAATTTCAATGTTATACACTTTAGTTGTTCCCAGTGTTTCTTTCCAATTACTAATAACACTATTTGCAACATTTTCTTCAGCCGTAGCAGATACTTCCTGTATTACTTCTTTTATTAATCGTTTAAGTTCAATGCGCTTCATATAGTTTTATCTGCCTCTATTTGTTTTTTTCTATCTTCATTCCAAGTTTGAAATGTTCCGTCTAAATATGCTTTTATTGAAATTAGTCCCGCCAATGTTCCGCTCAAAGCCGCTGCGGTAATTCTAACTCCTGATGGCCAATATTCATACTTAGCCGACTCTCCCATAACATTTAAAATATCCGGAATAAAGCTTATCCCAAAATATAGGACGACTCTGATGATTACCCATTTTGCTTCTCGATTCATTAAAGTTTTCCTTTGTAATGGTCGGCTCGTTCTTGAGACGAATTATTGTTGCTAGCATTAAAATTATTAAGAGCCTTGAGTATAAATTCTGCATCTTTTGGATCAACGCCATCTTGACAACTAAGAATGGATCTATTTCCTTTATATAGATACACATTTCCACTCGGTTTAAAGCCTGAACCAACCCAGCGCCATTCATCTTTGGATTCCTGTATTACTTCGTGTATAAGCTGTTTTAGTTGTGATTTTTTCATAGTTTATTTGATTTGATGTGTTTCAACAACCCACGCAAATTTTCATCAGACATTTTATCAATGAGTTCTTTTATTGTATCTCTTAAACCCTCCATCTCTACATCATTTAATCTGGCCTGTTTAATATAGAAATTAACATGACCTAATTTAGCGGCAACTTTATTCAAAGCATCGTCAGAGTCTTCTGCATTTATATAAAATGTTTCGTAATAACCGCCTTTTGGTTTTTCATAATTGATAATAAAAAATTTATCTTCATTAAGACTTTGGTTAATGACTTCCTTGATTAATTGCTTTAGTTGTGATTTTTTCATAATAATATACCAATAAATATATAAATAAAAGAGTTTAACACAAAAAACTCCATATTATTAGTTGAGAGAATTCAAGTTTAAAAATGGTTAAATTTTCTGTTTTTATATTGCGTTTTTGGTTGGTTTTTCTATATGTATTAAAACAAATAACATAGGTTATATTTGAAACAAACAAAACAGGAGAAAGTAGAAAGTATGAATAAAGTAAAAGTATTAATTGCAATTGCTGTTATTGCCTTGGTTGGTACAATGGCTGTTAGAGCGGGTGGAGTAGAAGATGTTCCCGCAGTCATTTCATCCAATCTTTACATTAACGCTTCTAGTGGCATCACAAAGGCCGATGATAAAAATGAGGCATTAAATGCTTCGGTTGGAATCCAAGATGGCTTCGCTGTCTACAAGTTCGATAATAACGCTATTTTGGGCGGACAACTCGGTGGTAGCGCAGGCATGTCCGAAACCGATTCTGGCGCAAATAAAGGCGTTTATAATGGAAACGCAGGCCTTTTCTTACGTGGCCTTCCTTGTAAAAATAATCAGACCGCTGCTGTAGCTGCCTTGTTTACCTATGATCGCAATACACGCGGTTCGGATCTATGGGCATTTCGTCCAATTGCCGGCTTGAGTATCAATGATAAAAACTCATTCGGCGGTAAGGGCGTTCTCCATCTGAACACCAATAGTAATGGCGATGAAGCCACCGATAGTGGTGCAGGCTTCTGGGTTCATAAGTGGAACGATAGATTCTCCACAGAAACCACTGTTGGCTATAAGGGCGGAGATGTTAAGGGCGTTTATGCTGGTCCTGCCTTGGCCTATTCCATTGATAAAAATTGGGATTTGGCCGTTAAAGCCGAGCGTGATAGTCACGGCGACTATCTTGCTGTATTCCAAGTCGTTTATGGCTTTGGTGGTAAGGGCATTCACTCAACATTGGATAACGTCAGTGGTAATGAAGCCACTCCGTTCCCTGTTGGTCGTTAATCGCAGTAATTCAAAAATCCCGGCTGGTTATTCCAGTCGGGATTTTTATGTCCTATTAAAAAAAACAAAAACCCCACACTTTATAATGTGGGGATTTTTTGTATAGCTTGCTTTTATGTACTAAAATTGGAGCAGGGCATAGTCATAACTAATCGTAATTGTAATTGGCAAATAATCTCCAAGATTTGCCCAGTCCATATTTCCAAATTCACCATTGGTTACAAATGCGCCTTTCAATGTCCATTCTTCAACTTTATCACCGACAGGTCCAAGGACATCAAAAACAATATCTTTCTTATAGAAATCCATATAACCATCGCGGCCTGTTACAGATTCGTGACTCAATCGAACCCACTCCATTACGGTTTGTGCGCCGGATGGAACAATTGGGTCATACAATTCGGCTGCTACTTCTTGCCAAATATGTTTTCCACGGTAGTAACGCTGCAAATTGATGTGGTCAATTGGTTTTCTATCTGCATTAAATTTTGGTCTATCACATTTCTTTAGTATAAATGATGGAATTCCATCAATATACATAATAAATCTGTTTTGAACCTTTGGCTCAAAACTAGTATAAAATATTTCTGAGTTTGTAAGTAGGTCTGCCATATTATGAATTCCTTTGTTTATTGTTATTACAATGATTTCTTATCATATTTATAAATATTTTAAAATATAAAAAATTGTGTAAAAGTTATCAATTCATATAATTATACTACGACATTAAAGCGTAAAGGTATAAACTATATGGCTAGACCAAAAAAGAATCCACTGACTGTAATTAATCGTTGTCCAACTTGTGGCAAGGATTTTAACATCAAATATGAAAAAAAACATCAAGTATATTGTAGTAAAACATGTGCACAGCACGCGCCTTCGGTTCTTAACAAAATGCGTGAAAGTCAAAAAAAGACTTATTTAAAAAAATATGGCGTCGAACATCCAATGCAAACAAAAAAGGTTCAAGACACCTTTAAGCGATCAATGTTAAATAAATATGGTGTTGATCATCCAGCAAAAATGCCTAATTTTATTATTAACGTTAAAGCAACATTAAAAGACAGGTATGGTATCGAAAATTATAACAACATAAAAAAGATAAAATCTACTATGTTATCTCGGTATGGTGTAGATAATCCTCAAAAATCTAAAACTATTGTTGAACAAACCACATTGACTAAAAAATCTAATCACTATGATTTTTTGATAAATTTTTGCAAAGATAAGAAGCTTGAGTTATTGTGTTCTAAAGTTGATTATAAAGGATACCATTTTAGTAATTTATACAAATTAAAATGTTTAAATTGTAATAAAATTTTAGAAACTACTGTGTATAATTTAAATAATTTATTCTGTGATTATTGTGAGCCTGAGAAAATAACCACCGTTGAAAATAAATTTTATAAATTTCTTCAAGAAATAGTTGATAAAGAAACAATTATAAAACGGAATGATAGAACAATATTAGTTGGAAAGGAATTAGATTTTTATATTCCCGACAAAAAATATGCTTTTGAGATAAATGGTTTATATTGGCACAGTGAAAATTCAGGAGAAACAAACAGGCTTTATCATTTAAATAAAACCAAATCCTGCGCTTATCATGGAATTAATCTTATACACATATTTGAAAATGAATGGTTATATAAGGAAGAAATTGTAAAATCTATAATTAAAAATTTATTAAATGTTTCTGTTATAGATAAAATTAATGCGCGCGAGTGTAGCATTATAGAAGTGACTGAAAAAGAAAAGAATGAATTTTTAAACCGCAATCATTTACAAGGAGAGGATAAATCTACAATAAAAATTGGGTTATATCACAAAACCGATTTGGTGTCTATTATGACATTTAGAAAAGGTTCTCGATTTGAAAAATGCTTTCAGTGGGAATTAACAAGGTTTTGTAACAAAACAAACACCATAGTTAATGGAGGCGCCAGTAAATTATTTGTTTATTTCATTCAAAATTATGCACCAAAAAATATTGTTTCATATTGTGATAGGAGATATTTTCATGGTAATTTATATAAAAAATTAGGGTTTAATTTTGTAGACCACACACCTCCTGGATATAGTTATATAATCAACAATTATAAGGATTTAAAAAATCGCATGAGTTTTCAAAAGCATAAGTTAAAAAAGATTCTAAAAACCTTTGATCCAAAATTGAGTGAATGGGAAAATATGAAATTAAATGGCTATGATAGAATTTGGGATTGTGGCAACAGCAAATGGATATTTACTAATAGAATTTAATTTACCACGGAATTCGGTCAACGCATTTTTCAACCACTTTACAAGAGGTATTTACTAGCTTTTCTTCGGTGAGAGTGTGTTTTTTGCCCAACCAAACTAAATTCAATTGTGAAACTTGTATGGTCTTAATTTCTGTTTTCTTGATTTCAGTTGTAAGTGGGGTACATAAATGCTTATTGTCCCAGCTAGTTTTATAGGATGCCACGACATTCGTTTTTTGCACAAAGTTTTGAGTCATATCAACGCCGGTAATATCCTCAAATTTTGGCATTGGCGTAGGTTCAGTTACAACATTTGTTACAATGGTTGTAACATTATTAGTTACGATTGTAGTAATATTTGTCACAACGGACGGGTGTTTGCATGGACGCTTACATTTTAATATTTGTGTCGCATATAGACAGCTCAATAATATCAAAGCGCTAACTACTACTAGAATTACACTTTTTTTAGTAATTCTTGATTTCTTTTTTTGTACATCTTGTTTTTTTGCCATATCGTTTATTCCTTGTATATCAATAAATATCTATAATATTGTCATATCGTATAGTTTTTAAATGGTAATTTTTCAATGTGTAAGCCATGATATCTCTCAAAATATCCGCTAAAATTCTTACCAACAATTTCTTCATTCCTCTTTATCCAAGTTTTTGCTTTATGAATATCTGAAAAAGCTGCAATTACTGCCCACTTGCCCTCTTCTCTATGAAAGGTATCTCCATCTGAATATCTTGCGTAAACAAGATATATATCATCAAAATTTTCATTCCATTCTATATCCATTTCTCTGAAATAGTGGTCGCTAGTACCATCGCTCGCCGCATAAGATGTAACATCTACAGTGTGCTTGCCAGCGGTGTCTCCATCAATAGCAATAAAGGCATTTTCAAATTCAACAGTGGTAAGAATATCATCAGCATCCCACTCATCGTCAGGACTCCTAGGCCGTGTCACCTCTGAATATTCATTGTATGCCACATAAAATCTTTTTAGACTTTTATTTATTTCTGGTATTAATTGTTTTAATTTTGTTTTCATTTTAATTGTTTTAATATTATGGCATTTTTCATATCATCTGTCAAGTCTTTTGCTCTCATACCACGGGGAAACACATGGATTTCTATTTTTTCATTTGGAGAAATTTTTTGCACTGCGGCCATTCTATGCCTTCCTTCGTGGCCAACTGTTCTCCAACATTTTAATTTTTTATTCCAATCAACTTCTAACCACGGCGATGCTATCCCATCTTTTTTGATTAAATTTATATAAAAATCTATAGATTCTTTTTCGTAAATAGGCAACGCAAGTTTCAAAAATTCATTCGGCGTCATATAACGCTTAAAGCCTCGATAGTTCACTTCTTGATTCCACGGAACAGCACCGATACCATTAATATTATCAATCTTTATGTTTTCATTCAATGGTCTATTATAAATCATATAATTTAAATCTTCTTTCCACGGTATAAACCCAAACTTTTTATACATATCCATTAATTCTGAAACTGTTGTGTCATCATCATAATATGGTTCTGGTTTAACAATCAGCGGTCTATCAGCATAATCTTTATCCGCCAAAACAGCTTTTATTAATTTTGAGCCATAACCACGGCCGCGATCTGCTTTGTTGTGAACAATAAACGATGAAATTACATAATAATTTTCATATAATCCACGATTGACTGCTAACTTCCCAACTTTTTGTCCCCCATTCCATAGAAAAAATCTGGTCAAGCGGTCACTAATTTTATCTTTTTTAACTTGTAAGTTTGCCTCTATTGCTTCATTCAACGATAGAGCTTTATCATACAAAACATCTTTTAAATCTTTCAATCGTTTGATAAAATTACGATGTCTTAGTAACTTAAAAACTATATTCTCTGTGCTCAATTCTCCCGCAGAATCCAAACCTGCTTGCCGCATTACATATATGTCGGTGAGAATTTGTTTTATTTTTTCAATTTTTGTTTTGTTGTCTCCTGTGGATTTTTCCAAATTGACTATCTTATAAACCATATCGTTATATTTTTGTTTTATAAGCTCCTTATCAACTATTCCAGTATTTTCTTTTATAGGTTTTTTCAGCCAAATCGAATTTAATAATGAATAAATGCCGTTGGCATGAGTAATATGTTTTACATCCTGAATGTAAACTTCAACATTTTTTCCTTTTATATGAATATCATGTTTGTCATTCCATACCGATTTTAATGCATTAACATATTTATGCGCATCCTCATTTTCCATGTCCAACTCTTTAAAATCTATTACCAAGTGAATATCTATATCACTTTTTGCACTATAGTTGAATGATGCAGCAGAACCAAGAAGTATTACATTGCGTAGCAATGGTTTGATTTCCAAGCTTTCATAAAATTCATTAGCAATTGTCAGCAATTGTTTCGCAACATCTGGTTTAAGATTTCCGGCCGAATCCCAGAGTAACGGATCTAGAGTATTGTTGTAAATTTTAAATTTATCTTTTATATTATTAGACATATTGGCTAAGTTGCCTGATTGTATCTTTGGAATTTTTATGTAATATTCCAATCCCACCGCGCTGATTCCATTGATTTATATTTATTTCCATATCATCTATTAAAATGTCATTTGGTCTAGCATATTTTTGCTTATTTACACTCTTATCTATAAGTATAATATTGGCATCTGGTAAATTGAAACTATAAGTCTTTAACCATTTAAGTTTACCATTTATTCTATCAGTGGCAGGAGGATTTCCCTTGATACAACTGAGTATCTTAATATTTATAAAATTGTTAAAAATGAAGGACTTTAACTCATACATATCCTTCATAATAGGCATCTCAGAAAAGAATTCCTCCCCTCCAGAGTCCATTATCGTTAAAAGCTCCTTCCGGCCGTATTTTTGCGTTAATAAATCGCTGTCCAAGGGCTCTCCCAGTGACAATTTAGTGTATTTAATCACTTGCTTGTTAAAGTCTGAAATCACGCCATCCATATCGAGATATAATATTCTGTCGGTATTAGCCATTTAGTATAAATATAGTAATAAAATATTAAAAGTTGACTTGCTGTTTAAAAGTCATATTCTTCATGTTATTCCGCTTAAGCAATAAGCAATAGGCATTAGTTGGTTAATAGTTTAAATTAAGATTATAAAAAATAGTACAAGTACTGCTTAAGTACTAAATAAAAAAGCCGTGATTTTTCAACCACGGCTTTCTTATATCATAACAGCGGATTATAGATTGGCGAATGTAGCGCCGGTAGGCATTACATTGAAGTCCAACACAATAAATTCAGCAGTCTTTGCTGGTTGTAGATAGATTTGTCCATACAGGATATTTCTATCAATTATGTCCGGCGTATTATTTGTATCATCCATTACAACTTGGAAGGCATACAGGCCACTGCGTTGCTGTACACTTTCAAGATATGGATTAACAATACCCAAGAAGCTATTTCGTGTAGCCGCTACATTTTGCTCAAATACCAAGTATCGGCTTGTGCTTGCAATATACTTCTTCAAAGCAATCAGCAATCTACGAACATTAACTCTATCCAAAGCGCTGGCCTTAACTTGCAGAGTCTTTTGACCCCACGCGCAAATGCCTTGGCCTGGGAATGCTGCAATTGGATTAACACGTCCCTCATAAAGAACATCGCGGTCTGCGTGCGTTGTTCTATCAAGAACTTGAATTGCTTGAGTAATACCGCCACGGTTTAATCCTGCTGGAGCAAACCATTCAGCGGAAGCTCTATCATTAGCTGCGTAAACTCCTGGCATTACAACCGAAGGAGGAACACTTACAATTTTATTAGTGTTTACATCAAGAATTCTAACCCAAGGATAATAAGTAGCAGCATAGCTTGTATCAAACTTTTCAGCTTCAGCAACGGCTGCGTCAATCATTCCTGTCGATTGATTACTTGCTGGGAATACAACATTATCCATAATATAGAAGCAATCACCACGATCTTCACACATTTCAACAACTTGATTTGCTACATAAATGTGTAAGCTTGAGAAAATACCAGGAAGAACAACAAGATTAATATCCCATTCTTCTGAATTACCTAAAGCTGCAATGCATTGTTTGTAAGCAATACTGCCCGCACTTGTAATTCCTGTGCAGTCAAGGCCTTGAGTATTACCTGCGATAATATCTGAACCAACATTGATTGGAATTCCCGGCCATTGACCATCGAAACCGCCTTGGAATCCAAGAACAAACTTACGCATTTTAACATATGTTGTCTCATTAGCAACATCATAGATGGATGGTACACTGTTTCCAGCGGTTACACCACCTTCTGTAAGGTCATCTTCCAAATCGAATGGAACATTAGCACCTACAGATATGTTAGCACCAAATGCTGGCAATGAGTTGAAATATTGTTTTGTATCAATATCAACACCAACCCCCGTTGTCGTTTCGGGATATAAATCAAGTAATACTTGATCTGCTCCAACCGGAGGGTCACCAAAGACTAATCCCGATGGATATTTTCCAGGCTGACTAGAATAGGTTGAGGCCTTACTGTATAGCATTTTTGGAATAAATTTTCCATAATTGCTGTCAATAGGAGTTGCGTAAGCAGCAAAACCATAAGGAACAGCGGTATCAGGATAAACATTTTCCGTCATTTCAATTCTAATATAACGGCTCAAATTAGCATATGTACCAAATTCAATTATTTTACCCGCGAAGGTTATATAATTAAATCTGTCACCAATTCTTCTAGCAATAAAGTTTGCAGAATTTGGATCCAGATTCAAGTTTTGGAATATTTCAAATGTCTTAGGACGTTTATCTGTATCATTATAATCTCGCACCGACAAAGTAAACGAACCAAATTCAGAACCAGGAACAGTTCCAGCAAGTTTTACATTGCTGATTTCAATCTTAACCCGCTTATTCTCTACTGTACCATCACCTAAAGTATTAACTCTAAACAATGGGAAACGAGTCTTTGCTGTGCCGCCTGTGCTTCCTGCCCAGTTAGCGATTCCTTGAGAATTTATCCAAGGCGTATAAGCATTTGTTATAGAAAATGCACTGTCGCCAGCGGAAATATTCAAAGAATTAGCATCAGTAAAGTTCAACAAATCTCCAATTCTTGCTTGAGTTGTGCTGCCTGATTGAGGCACAATAGAAACGCCACCAGCAATTAACCAATTCCATGGTTCAGCAACAACTTTATCAATGGTGTCTTGGAAAATAGAATACAAATATGCCGCTTCTATCTTTTGCCCTCTCACAAAGAGAGCAGGATTGCCAGCCGTAGCATCATTGCCGAATACAGATGTTATATACTCATTATCTGTACGATTTAATGAAAATTCATATGTTCCAAATGTCGTATTACTTATACCATCTTTCAATAGTAAATTGAATTTTTTACCATTTACAACATCGGCCGCAGTATAACCTGCCGCTAGAACTTGAGTCAAGGTTGAACCACTAAATCCTGCCAAACTTAAATCAGTAGAATCTTGAGAAACATATTGTGTATTTGCCAATACTGCAAGAATCTGAACACTGCCACTGTCAGTTGGAGTAGCACATGGATCTGAATTTAATCCGCCGGACCACGCAAATGTTCCTGTGTAATCACCAAATGAACCACTAACCGAACCACTAACCAAATACAACACAGAACCGCAGCCACCAGCCGCTCGAAAAACTGCAAAACTTGGATTAACCAGATAAATGTCACTTCCACCAAAGGTAGATGAAGCAACTATAGGAATTTTTCCAGTATAAGAACCACTTAGAAAACTCATATTTGTTTGGCTCTCAACAATTGCTTGTAGTAATTTTTGTTCTTGTGACTGAGCCCCATCTCCTTGTATGCTAGAAGTAAGATAAAATTGGCTACCCGACAATGTTATAGTAAAAGTACCTACATCGAATGTTTGGCCAGCATATGCACTTCCAGAACCAGCAGGCAAATTACTAGCAGTTATTGATGTAAATGTTGCAAAAAGAGTTCCTGCTACTGCTAAAGAAGAAGTTATACCTGAGGCGGAAGTATAAGTTAGCACATCAAATGGATCTGTATTACCTACACTACTTTCAATATAAGAACTCAAGCTTCCCGTATCTATAAATAACTGCCAATTAGCTCGTGTCCATGTGCCAGGATACGCATAAATCATATATGGATTTTTTTGATAATAGCCTGTTAAACCACCAACACGGCAGACTGTTACGCGGCCTTGTTCTTGTAGATATTGTTTTGCTGTATATGGACCATAATAAACTCCATCAGCAAGACCGAACTTTGATTCAAGTTCATTGACATCCGTAACAAGAGTTGGTGTAAAAGCGGGGCCGCGTGCAAAGGGCGCAACAACTGCTCCACCAATATTGGCAACGCCTTGAGCTAGACCGCTTAAGTCGTTTTCTCTTGTGAACACTCCAGGACTTACTATAGTATCGACTGGGCTAAATCTTCCACCTTCTGTGATTGGCATATGTTATTCCTTTGTTTATTTGCTTATATTTTAAAAATATAATTTAAAATCTAAGTATAAATATGCCAATATTTTTTGAAACAACACATTTTTTTAGATAAAAAACCGATTATTTCTTAGTAGGAATGAAGGTGCCATCAGCCAAAGACAATGAGCCCTCACCATATTTATTTGCCAGTGTTGTCAGAAAATCCCTCTCTTCTTTCTGTATATCTAAATGATCAGTGGTTAGCTTTTCTTGTGCAATTTTTAAGTTCTTTGACTGGTCTTCTATACTTAATTGTTCTAAATATAGTTGACCAAACTGAAATATACTTTCTTGATATTTTCTTTCAAGCACCTTAAATTTATCCAATTCTTCTTGATTAAACTTAATAACTTGTCCGTCAGCAGTATTTGTAGTTGTAGTTTCCATATTATGTATATTTGAAGTATTTTTGATACCAAGCAAAGCGACCATTTATCCAATCGCTTGACTCTTTTCCAAGAACCTCTAAATAATCCTTCTTTACAGGTTCAACTTTTTTACGAATCTTATGTAATGATTTTGTTAAGCCATAGACATCATCATCTTCAACAGTATATTGTTCGACTTCATCAAAATTATGATTATAAACAGGCATCTCCAAATAATCATAAACTTTCTTCATTGCATCTTCGGGTGTTGAAGTTAAATCTTCTGAACGGATAAAGAAAATATTTTTATCTTTACCTTCACGCATTACTTGCTCAAGTCTTTCCAAAGCTAATCCAATTGGAGGCGAAGCAATCCACGAATCAATTCTTTTTGCGGTAGTAGTGCCTGCCATATTAATATGATCTTGAATGTTCTGATGTTTCTCTTGATTTAATCTATATATTTTTTCCATAGAACTAAAAATTTGGCGCAAATCTCGAACCATACAAAATATTCTTAGTGGTTTATTGTGTTGTGTGAAAAAGGCATTATACCAATCATAATGTATACCAATTCCTCTACTTTTAATACAAATATTTGGCCGAGCAGTCAGCCCATTTGCATAACCCTGTAAAGCTGCATAACAAAATCCACGCCAGGCCAATAACATCAATGTCTGATCTTGCGCCTTAAATTCAGGAGAACTTGTAAAATTCATTCGTGCACCATACAACAATTCCAAACTGCCATCTGTCGGCGTAGAATAAATCTCTGGATTTTGCATCAATATATTTTGAAATAATGTTGACATTGATCGAGGCATCGAACTATTAAAAAATATATTCTTTTCATTTATCATAATAATGCCTCCGCGATTTCTGTTGGATTGAATAATTCCATGTCATTAAATGGATAGTCATGTAAGGGACCTTCCAATCTATAATCTTCAATATATGCGTAAGGCCGTTGAAACTGAAGCGTCATTGTTTTTGAAACAATATTAATGTTTGATGGATATCCAAGTATTTTAGTATTATCAATTGGCCATAATACCGTTGCTTCTTTACCCAACGCCGCAGAAGCATGCTGTCCAAAACTATCAATTAATAGTCGCTTACAATTTAAATTTACAACTCCAAAAAGTTCACGAATATCATCACTAGTTACACTAAATGTACCTTCAAACTGTGGCTGATTAGCACTTCTCAAATGTAGGATTTGATATTTTGTTTTTAATATATTTAACACTTTTATTACAAAATCCACAGGCATATCCCGCGTCCAACTATACGGAAATGGTAAATTCATTCCACCATTGCTTTGTAAAACTAACAAGGGTTTATCAGTTGCATATTTTCCATTGTAAAATTGAATCTCCCGGTCATTCAAATACAATCGTGGAATAGTTTCAACAACAGGCACACCACATTGCTCTGTCCAAACTTCAACCAAATGTTTTTCTTTCTTTATGTAATCGGTGTGATGATAAGGTTCAGATTTTAAAAACAAAAAGTCTTTGTCTTTGATATAGTCTTCATAAAAATACCTAAGCTCCCCATTTCCAAATACTCGCCAAACATCCGGATGGCCAATGAAAACTCTAGGCCACGCCGCAACAACAATCAATTTAGAATCAGGATATGCTAACTTTATATTTTTAACAACCGCTGTTGCTGCAATATGTTTGCCGATTCCGCCACTCGCATCAAAAATAACATACTTTGGATTTTTCATAACTTTAGTAACTTTTTTAATAAAACCTTTACATATTTATATAGTTTTTTTATACTATAAAAACTTATTTTATTTTCTCATTCGCAACCCTTGATACATAGCTATACCAGCCGTTTTAAATGTATGTTTGGAAAAACCAAAAAATAACAATAATATAATTAATACAATTACATACCAATTATCTATTAAAATCTTGTGCCATTCTTTTTGATTATCTTTTGTTTGATTAATTATATCTGTGGTTGCTGTGACCGTCTTTTTTGATTCTAATAATATTTCATTCGCACAAGCAAGTGTCTGCGGTATATCGTTGCTCGCTACCATAGCTATTGCATCTGCACTTTTACCAATTTTAACCAAGGTAGAATTTAATGCGCATGAATTGAGCAAAAATATCGCTGGTATAATTAATAGTAATTGCTTTATGTTGCGCATACAAACAATCCTCGGCAGAAGTGTAATACAGTGCCGCTTCCACTAACATTACAATTACCACCAACAAATGTTGCCGCGGTTATATTATTCTCAACATTCAAATTATTAACAAAAGTAGTACATACAGCCGTTGCAAGTATATTCGAACCAACAATAAATGAATCACTTGCACCACACATATTATTGTTGGCACCGCCCAAAATTCCACTTCTATCTCCGTCAGCAAGATTGTTACAACCACCACCAATTGTTGCATATGAACCACTAGCAATATTTTTATAGCCGCCGCTTACTGTTGCATACTTACAACTAGCAGTATTAACTTGACCACCACTTACTGTTGAATAAACACCACTAGCAATATTAATATAACCACCACTTACCGTTGCAGAATTATTACTAGCAGTATTACCCCAACCTCCGCCTATTGTTGCATATAAACCAGTAGCAAGATTGCCACCACCGCCAGCAATCGTAGCATACATACCACTACTATTATTCTGGTCACCACCAGCTATCGTTGAATAAACACCACTAGCAGTATTACCACAGCCACCACCAACTGTTGTGTAATAACCACTAGCAGTATTGCTACATCCACCGCCCACTGTTGCATAATTATAACTAGCAGTATTACCACAGCCACCGCCGATTGTTGTTGAAAAGCCACTAGTAGTATTATTATAACCACCACTCACCGTTGAATAATTACAACTAGCAGTATTGCTACATCCACCGCCCACTGTTGCAAACTTACAACTAGCAAGATTGGCTTTACCACCAGCAATTGTTGTTCCTAAATGAGTAGCAGTATTATTAGAACCACCACCAACTGTTGCAAAACCAGAGCATTGAAAATTTCCATTAATGGTATATCCGGCAGTATTATTAGAACCACCACCAATAGTATTGTTACCGCAAGCAATAGCACCACAAATACTAACATTAGCAATGCAATGAATAATTGTGTTGCTTGTACCACCGCCAATCGTTCCAGCATTGCTTCCAAAAGTAGTATAATAACTAGAATTTGTATCGCAACAATTTAAAATTGCATTGCCAGCACCACCACCCACCGTTGAATAATTACCACTAACAGTATTACCAATACCCCCACCAATTGTAGAAGAACAACCGACAGCAGAATTATAACAACCGCCGCCCACAGTTGCATACCTAGCACTAGCAGAATTGCAATATCCACCTGAAATTGTTGTATAAATAGTACTAGCAGTATTATTGGCACCGCCACTAATTGTGTTGCCACCACCGCCAGTACATATAATGTTACCTCGACCGCCAGCTACGGTTGAAATATAAGAAGCACTGACAGTATTACAAAAACCGCCACCTATGATTGTATAAAGACCACTAGCAGTATTACATTTACCACCCCCCACAGTTGCATAACAACCACTAGCATTATTCAATTCTCCACCACCTATTACGGAATAATTACCACTAACAGTATTAGTATAACCACCACTCATCGTTGCAGAATTACCAGAAGCAATATTATCACGGCCACCACTTACGGTTGCATACTGACAACTGGCGGCATTACAATAACCGCCACCTATGATTGCATAAAGACCACTAGCAGTATTACATTCACCACCACCAACTGTTGCATACTTACAACTAGCAGTATTACATTTACCACCACTCACGGTTACAGCATAAGAACTAGCAGAATTAAACCAACCTCCACTCACCGTTGCACCTGAACCACTAGCAGTATTATAGCCACCACCACTCACGGTTACACCATAAGCACTAGCAGAATTAAAATAACCACCACTCACGGTTGCACCATAAGAACTAGCAGTATTACTAGCACCACCGCCAATTGTTGTATAAGGCCCACTAGCAGTGTTTGCACAACCACCGCCGATTGCTGCTTCGCCGGCACTAGCCAAATTACAATCGCCTCCGCTAACAACAGCGCTGTAACCACTTGCCGAATTACAATAACCACCACTTACTGTTGAAGTTCCTCTGAAAGCACAATTACAATAACCACCGCCCACTGTTGCATAGTCTTCGCCGGCAGTATTACACCGGCCAAGAGCCGTGCTATAATTTCCTGACGCGGTATTACCACTAGTGCAACGCATGGACGAATTGTTGCCAGCGCCCTTAACAATAACGCCAACATCTTTATTTCCTATTAATCGGCCATTAACATCAGTGCCAATAACAAGATTTGAACCAGAAATTGATCGTTCTTCAAAAGCCGAGCCATTGTATTGATGGATATATATGTCGTGGTTATTCATTTTTAAAATTTACCATCCCGTTGATATCGACTGACGATACCATTGTCCAGATGCATATATATATATATAATTATCATCATGTGCCATCCAACCTTCTTCTCCGGGAGAAGTTGTAGTTGTCGGTGGGGTATGCCAAATAGTTCCACTGTTATTATTGATGATAATAACCTTTTGATATGCCGCTCTAATTTGTTCTATTGCATTATTCATTGCACGTGCTCCATTTAAATCTTCAAAATCTTCCACAGCAAGAAAAGCTGGTAATCTAAACTTCTCTCCGTCTTTTTGTGTAGCAATACCATCCCAGGAATAAGGATACGCTTTTTTGTATGTTGTATTATTCAACGACCTGTTGATTGCCTCCATTTGACTATTAATAACCGTTTCGGTATTAAAAACAATTCGTCTCGGTGTAAAAGACTTCTTAGTAGTTAGCTGTCTCTGTTCAAAGGAATCTTCCAACAAATATGCCTGAACAGTGGCGCTGAATTCAGATTTTATCAATCTATCCTTATCGTTTTGATTTTCCGTAGTCAAACTATAATCGCTTATATATACTCGGAAGCGAAAACGCTTTGGGTCGCCCCAGTATTCTTCCGCGGCAAAATTAATTTTTTGAATTATTGTATTCATTTGCTCAACAAATTCAGTTTGAGCGAGAAATTGATAAGTAATAGTTACATGGTCAGGAAGAGTTACCGAATAAATTTGATGAATCGGCGCCATACTTTTATTTAAAACACAAAAATTATCATATTTATTTTTTTCATAATATTTTTTTATTATAGGATAACTTAAATGTCTGTTTAAAGTTAATAGCTCTTGATTTTTAGCGACGGTGTTTCTCTTAAATACTAACACGGGTAATTGTAACTTGCCTTGCCCGTCACGCAAACCACCATCCTTCTGAACTGACTTCCACTTCTCAGGAGACGCATAAAAAACAGGCACCTTTACACTATCGCCATTATCCAATACATGAATATTTATATAATCATTTATGTAGTTTAAGATAGCACCATCAATATCTAATAAATTAACGGTAAAATTTCTATCTACATCTAAGTCCCGGCGAACATTTAATGCTCTGTTTTCTGATATTTTAACATCAGAAACATTACCTTTCTGGTCTATCGGATTCGGTGCTGGATTTTGAGTATTACCTCTCCACATAAATATAAATAGTAAAATTTTTGGGGAGTTAATAACAAATGTATCAATTTTGTCTGTCTAATATATTGATTTTACTGAATCTTGCGTAATGGGTATTACAGATGATTGAAAGGCTCTTTTCGCTTTGTCCACCCAAGAGTTGTTCTTGCACAACATTGTCTATTTCATAATACCTTTCATTAAACAGTACTATATCGCCAACTTGTGGATAAAAATCACACAATTTAAGCATTTTTTCACGAAATTTAAACACCGCTGTCTGGTCTCGATCCGGCCCAAAATCAGCATCATCCGTAGTTATATCCCCACGGTCAATCATAGCAGTGATTTCTATTCCAGGAAAATAAAACTTTCCAGATTGCTGGTCGGTTTCACCATAAATATTTGTCTGCGTTTCCGTTGGACAAACCTTATACGCCCAAACAATCGTTTGAATAATATCACCCATAAGCTCAGCATTTATACTGTCTATAAGTTTTAAATCCCGCTCACTAAAATATCTTCCTGCTGATGACATAATAATTTATAACCCTAACAATTTATCCACCAAATCGTCCACAGCCACCAATTTATCTGATATATATTCTCCATCTCTGCCCAAATTATCTCCCGCAGAATTTATCGCTTCTCCTAAAAGTTCAGAAATCTTCTCCAATGTTCTCTTGTCAACCTTTATGATGTTTGGGTTCAATTTATTATCTGCACTAAATCCCATATTGCTCTGGCCGCCATACATATTTTTATTTGCTGCTCTCTGAACGGCGGCGTCTTCTTCATGTCCTTCTTTTAAACATTCTCTTATCAATTGTTTCAATTCGAATTTCTTCATATGCTATATAAATATTAAACTTTATTGATATAATCAATTATCTTTTGGGTAGATAAGTTAAGAAAACATCCAATAATAATCATTCCCACATATATAAGCATAGGCATTTTCTTCAACATATCTTGTTGTTTTTCTGCTCTAGTCGCAAAAGACTCTAGTTGCTTAGATGGATTTATAGAATCAAGCATTTCTCTTAATTGGGTGACCAATACATCTTTTTCTTTTTCTGCTTCGGCTCTCAATTCTGCACCATCTAAAGTTACTTCACCGCCAAGTATAGGAACTGTCGAGTATTTTTGACGAATCGCGCCCAATACTTCCTTACAAAGAGCAAGAAAGTATTTTCTTATCCATTGCCGGCCAACATCATTAATTGTATGATATGGTATATTTTGATAAGGTATATTTGAAAAATCTGATGTAAGTGAATATGGTGAACCCGACAAGAACGACGAACCCTGCCTATCATTTGCAACAATATACTCAAAATGTATTTTATAATCTTGAACAGGAATTGGAAAAATTTTCATCTTATTGTTAGCAATTTCAAAACTATAACCACTCTTTCTTACCATATCATTAAATTCGATTGCTTGACCACGCAGCAAATCTTCAAAGATAGGCGTCATCAAAAATTGTGTTGCAGGACTATAACCCGCAAAACCCATTTCATTTAAAATATTACTATAACTCATACCCGTCATACTAAACGGGTCATAAATTCTAGCAAAGGCGGGAGTCGGACCATGAAACACTCTGCGCACTTCTATTCTATTAAAACTTTCGCTAACATTTGCCCATAAGCATTGTAAATCATAAGTTTGAACGCCAGATTTTGCTTCTATCCAACCTTTTTTAATATCTATTTTACCACCAACACCAACTTCACTGCCATAATCAGATGATAATTGCACAGCATAATTTACGCCACTCCCAACCACAGCAATACCATTTAAATCTTGATTAGAAGGAAGGCCAATAAGAGTTAAATAATTATTGGAAATATTATATTGATTAACTTGAGCCGCATATTCTGTGACGGCTTCTTCAAAGCACGCATAAAAATTAACAGCAATTAGTTCAATATCGGTTACAGGATAACCAAGTCGGCGGCCAGCCCAAATAGCCGCAGCATAACAATCAGTGGTAAATTCTAAATCAGTGTCGTAAAAAGCAAATGGCGTACTTCCAGAAACAGCCGAACCACTACCCGGCCATCTTACACGATCCTGATCAACTATGACGGTACTTGTTGGATTACTCATATATGTATATATAAATATCTACAATTTAAGAGTTTCAATAATTTCTTTTTAAGTTTGTTTTTATGTGGTTATTATGGACATACTCTTACATTATAACTTGTGTTTGTTGTTATTGAAGTCACCTTACCCTTGTTATTCAAAGTTTTTACAATATTTATTAATGTATTTGTGCAATAGCATGGAAAAGTGACCACCGGCAGACAATTTGTTACAACTGGACATGGAGGGCACACATTTGTTGTTGGACCAGGCAAAACAGTAATATATGACTGCTTTGCTAATGCGCTGGCAATTCCAGAATTAGTCACAACTAAAGACACATTATAGATACCAGTCGTATAGGAACGAATTAAACTTAAAGCAGCAGTGTTAAGCGTGCCATTGCCAAAATCCCATCGGCTCAAGCCAACTTGGCCGGTCGAAGTATTTGTGAACATCACGCTTAGTGGGGTGATGCCATTAGTTGGTGTTCCAGAGAAGTTTGCTACAGGCACAACTGGAGACGGAACAACCAAATCATCTAATATTTGAATATCCGTTCCATTATTTGAAGATAAATAAGCATTATAAATTTTTCCTCTAGAAGCAAACACCCCACCTTGCCGCACCGACGGCCATCCATTTGTAATGATTCTAGAATCTAATAACTCAAATTTTGAATTTTTAAATCTCCACAATGTCGCCCAAGTATCATTCTCGGTATGAACCCCAGTTGCATCAGTATAGGGCGGTTTAGATGGATCGCGTAAAAGAAGCTGAATAATTGGGTTTCCAGAACTATCTAATGTCATTTGCATTGCTTGCTGCCTTTCCATATCAGCACCAGGAACATAGAACATTTCTAATAATGTTGGACTTTTAGCAATTGCAATATAAGGCAAAGAACGATACCAAGGCCATTGTGTAAGCCCTGCGGCTGTATCACACGACAAAATCGCAACAGCATTTGTAGAAAATGGTTCACACAATTGCATAGGAAGCTCACCTTGAGTTCTAAGCCAATCTACATAAGTTGATATGCTACCATTATTACTGATTGTCAAATCCATATTATGATTGCTGTCACGCATAGTTAGCATCCATAATTGACCATTTGGATGTTTTGTTATAGAACCATTTATATTTCCAATCCAACTTGACATACCACAGGGCAATAAAATATTTTTTGTAATAAGTGGCCCAAAACCATCCCCTGTAACAAAATGAAGTTGTGTAACACAACCAGTTTTAAGAGATCCAACATCGGCAAGAAAAGCTGTTAACGTTCCACCGAGTCGCTTAGCACTTAATATTCTACAATTTGTTGGATCAATTCCTGGAGGTGACACATGACTTCGAAAAGAATTATTTGTAATTGTCCACTGATAAGCGGACATCCACCTATCTCCCCATCCAGAAATTCCATTAGAATTTTGATCTACCCATACAGCATTACAACATACAGCGCCGACAAGTGGAGTTTGAGTTCCTGTTCCAAGATTCCAGTCATAAATTTGATAAAATACATAATCCTGCTTATCACATGTTTGAAAATGTACATTTGTTCCATCATCCCAAAATCTTTGCGCAGGATAAGTATCTTGAGCATTAAATGGCCTGACAGAATGTAAGATAGTTTCTGCTTGCACAGATGATATAAGAAACAATAAAAATACTAAAATTTTAATTAATTTTTTCATAATTTTCCTATTAATTACACAATATTACTTTATAACTTGTATTCGTTGTTATTGCTGTTACTTTACCTTTATTATTCACAGTTTTTGTGATAGTAGAAGTTGCATTTGTGCAATAGCATGGAACTACAACAGATGATAAACAATTTGTTTGCGGTGGACATGGCGGACATAAAATTGTAGAAGCCCCATCCCTTAATTGAACAACTACACCAACATCGTTTGTTTTAATATAGGCTAACCATATATCATTGCTTTCTGTGTAAATTCCCCGAAACGAATATAAATCATTATTAGCACTCATTTTATCTGTATAGAGCAATTCATATTTACCCCCACGAAGCCTCCACAAATTTAATAAGGTGGTTTGAGAGCCATCTGTCACATCGTAAACACAGGAAGCAACAAGCGGTTCATTTTTATGATTCGAAGCGACATAATTATTATTATACACGCTAACCCACACATTTGTATTTACATATTCTGATAATACATCTGGATTTAAACCAATTAGTAGAGTTGGATGTTTTGCTAGATTAAAAGGCGTACTTCTCACAGGTTCATCATTTGTTGTAGAGAAAACTATATTACTACCAGCCCTTGTAGAATAAATCGGCGGTCTTTCGGCACCAATAGCTTTCCATGTAGCCCAAAGTTTTTCTAAAGCAAATGTAAGTGGATTTATTCTAAGAAAATCAGCATATCCATGTCCATTGGAATCTCTAATCACACCAATATAAAGCTTCCCATCGACGCCATTGACTAAAGCACAATTTGGCATAAAAATAGAAATGCAGGTTGAATTACCTTGAGGCAATGTATAAATTGGACCAACCGTCAAACCTCCTGTTTCTCCACCCTGGAAAAGTTGTAAATCGTGAGTACAAATACCAGGACGATAAAGACTGACAAAATTAACAATTGTAGCAAAGTTATTAATCGTGCCAACACCTTCTGTTCCGCCTGCACCATAATTACCATTGCCCCACGCATTTGTATGGGCCAAAACATTTAAATTGGAATCAAGAACATAATAATCTCCAGGAACGCCATTTTTTGCTCCAATCCAAATTCCCAAATTTCCATTTAACAATTGTATTGGCTGAACATATTCACTGCCCATTGTGGCATATATCGGAGTTACTGGAATTTTATCCAATTTTGTAGAAAGATTATAAAATGATATTGTAGTTGGACCACCGGATTGTATAATCGTCCAAAGGTTTCCATTCCATTTAAAAACAGGATTAATGCGAATAGGCCGGCGCACCTCACCCAAGTTTGTTCTGCTCGGAAGAATTGTTGTGGCTATAACAGTTATTCCTGTTTCTGTATAAGCAAAGGATGACACCGAAAAGATTAATAAAAATAGTAATGTGCAATTTACAAAAATTTTTTTAATCATAATAGTAACCACCCATATTTCCCCAATAAATATGATTGTAATAAGAGAAACGCATCTTGTAAAAGACGAAAGACCGCCAACCCACAAAAAGTGTGTTCGGCGAAGGTAAAGATTTTTCAAAAAAGTGTTGACTTTTAACAAAAAATGGATAAAATACTTATATGATATTTGAGCTAGAAAACACCGATTTATTAACAGCCAATGTCGAAGCCATCGCGCATTGTTGTAATTGTTTTAATACAATGGGCAGTGGCATCGCAAGGCAAATTCGAGAAAAGTTTCCCGAAGCTTATTTTGTTGATTGCAAGACCACAAAAGGTGATAAAACCAAATTTGGAAGTTTTAGTGATTGTCTTGTGCAATCCCACGATTCAAACCCACACCTAAAATATATTTATAATCTTTATGGCCAGTATTATTATGGCACAGATAAGAGATATTTGGATTATGAATCCATCTATTCAGCATTAGATAAAATGGCAGCAAGTTGCCTATATAAAAATTTAAAAACAATTGGCTTCCCAAAAAACATGGGATGTACACTTGCCGGCGGGTCATGGCCAATTGTCAATGAAATGATAAAACATTTATTCGCAGAAAAATTTGATGTGTATATCTGTCAGTATTCAAAATAATATGATTATCGAAAAAACAATTGATGAAATTAAAATTAACGACATACTTGTGTATGATCTGGATTTATTTATATTGGGCGGAAGATATCTGGCAATAAAAATTACTGACGATGAAATAATTACAGAACGGTGGGATTGTGGACAGAAATTTCCGTATGAAAATTATGGATTGACAATTAATAAATTTACATGGACAAAGCCTATATTTTATAAGTCAGACGAAACATTTGATTCTTGGAAAGCATATCACAAAATAATATGAATATTAAACTAATAGATGTGGATTATAGGCCTATACGACTATCTCTATGAAATTTCCATAGGTGATTTATGACAAAAATAGTTAACATATATAAAGAGCCATATGATGTATATATTGGCCGCGCTGGAAATGGTCGCGACGGGTATTTTGGAAATCCATATATTCTTGTAGACGAATCATTCCGAGAAGTAATTCTTGAAAGATATAAACGATACTTTATTAATAGAATTAATACCGACGCTGAATTCAAATACAAAGTTAAAGAGTTAAAAGACAAGAGACTTGGTTGCTTTTGTGCGCCCAAAAGATGCCATGGGCATATAATCGCTGAATATTTAGACAATATTCAATAATTCTATTATATTTATCATTATATGATAAAACTCCTAGAAATCGCTTCCCAAATCATATCCGAAGAAGATTGGGCCACCAAACAAGAAAAAGAATTTGACATAGCTGAACCATTTGAGGTTGGCGAGCGTGGTTATTTATTCATCAAAGATGCGCTTGAAAAGCTTAATAAAAAAGCAAATCGTTATGGCGTTGAGCCAATGACTTTGAAAGTAATCAAGGAAGTTGAAAAGAAATTCAAATTCGGCTATGGAATAATGGGCCACAAATGGCAATCAGAAGTTCCAATGAATTCTTCAGATATTCTTGATGTGAGCAAGGGCGAGTCAGGATTTTATGTCAAGAAGTTTTATACACTACAAATTGAAGGAAAACCGCCACACGTAGAAGGTTATGAATTTATTGCTAAAATAGAACATACCACAGCAGGAAATATTCTCAATTTTAATCCATATGCTAGTGCTAAAAATTTACCAACGGAATATAGAACAGCTACACAAAAATGTGATGTCTGCAATACAAATCGTGATAGAAACAACACTTTTATTTTAAAATTGACAAAAGAAGATCTCCAACGCTTTCCAGATAAAAAAGTTAATGATTTAATAATGGCCGGTAGTGCATGTTTAAAAAGATTTTTACCACCAAAAGATATGATGATTCTTGTCAACTACGCAAAATTCATTGACGAAATCCGTAGACTGATGGCAGAAGATGCTGGCGACGACGAAGGCGGGGAAGGCGGCTATGGCAGCAGTTATAGTCAATATACGACACCGAGTAATACTTTATTTTGGATTGCTGTGGTCTATTTGGTTGATGGTAAATATCTATCAAAGAAGAAAGCATTGGAATTTGAAGGTGCAATATCAACGCTCCATTTAGCATTATCTGCTAAAGATTTTATGGAACGGCCACCACAAGATAGTCGTGCAAAAGACAAATATGTAGAAAGAATCTACAATGATAAGACATTTCTTGATAAAGCCGAACAAATGGCCAAGGACATTGTTGCTTGGGGAAAAACAAAAGATTTCGCATCAGAAGAACAAAAGAATCCACAATTTGCTGATTTCTATCATAACTTAAGCGTCATAGCAAAAAGTGACACCGTTAAAAAAAGAAACAATGGCTTCATAGCCGCTCTCTTTCAAATGTATATAATGGAAAAAACATCAGGCGAAAAGAAAGCAGCACAGTCTAAAGCAACAGAAGAATTTGGTTATCTTGGAAAAATTGGCGATAAAATAAAAATGACCGTTGAAGTCAAAAAAATGAAAGAATACACAACACAATTTAGCTATCGTGGAACACAAGCATTAATAGTCAATATGATTGGTGAAACTAATGAAGCCGGTATACAAAAGAAAGGCTTTGTATTATATTTTACAAATATGAATTTCACTTTGGTTGAAGGCGATAAGGCTGAAATTGAAACAACCATAAAGAATCATCAGATAAATAAATACACCAATCGGCCAGAAACCGTAATTACCCGAGCAAAAGTGTTACAGAAATTGAGTTAATCGCTTGCCACAGCATTTGTCGTGGCAGTATATAAATATTCAATTAATCCCGCGGCATCATTTTCTTTGAATATATCTCCACTTGGATCAATGACAAACTGTTTATTTATGAAATCAAATCTTATTTGAAGCTCTATCGACCAATTATTAATTGTCACTTCATAAATTAAGATTCGATGTCTAACATCAATAAAACGCATAGCATCAAGATGAACATTAACATTTTTATTTTTTATTAATTTTTTAAAACCATCATCATTTTTTATTTTTTTAAGAACATCGCTTAATTTAATTATAATAGTTTTTGACTCTGGTTCTTCATCTTTATCATCTATAAATGATGATTTATAAGTTGTCCCTCCAGTCGGCTGCTTCTTTAATTCATTTAAAGCAAATTCTTCTTCATTGGGATGTTTCATACTTACAATTTTAACATTAGATTTTTTATTTAAAGTTATTTCTTCATCCATCTCACTCATACCATCTTTAATTAAAACTGGCAATTTGGATTTTTTAGTTGTAGATGATAAGATAAAGGTATCATTTGTATCTTCTTTTAAAGAAATTGCATATGAAATCATTTCATTCCTCTTATCCTCATTCACCTTAGGCAAAACAACAACGGAATATGAAACAATTGTGCCATCAAATTCATCAACTATAGAAAAATTATAACTTGAAAATTGCTTCTGCAATTGCTCAGCGGTAGATATTGCCTCATTTAAAAGCCAAGCACTAATTAAAGGATAACCAATTTTTGCATAACGCTTTTCAGTAGTTTGCACGTTTTCTGCCCACGATAGAGAAGAATCCCATGGTTCATATTTATAATGTGAAATAGCCCGTTTATTCATAATATAACCTTAATCTGATGTATCATAATTTGTTTTCCATATTTTCGGAAAACCATCTTTACCTTTAACTAACCACACACTTCCAATTGACGGAGAATCTGTCGGTGCTACTTCTTTTCTCTTAAAAGAACCACCAAAAATTGCTTTAGCGGCTGCACTATCTCCACCTTGTATCAAATTTAACTCTAACTTATCAAAAGGAGTGCCCTTCCACTCCCCCGAAGAAGTCCACTGATCCACCGAAATCACCGATACTTTTCCATTAGAATTGATTGGAGGATTTGAATTTTGAGTATCAGGATTTTCACCGCCAGACTGAGCTTCATCCAATCCCTTATTAGCACATTCCTTGGAACACGCTATACATTCTTTATTATAAGCATTCTTTCTTAATGTCTTACAAGGCTTCCCACAACCTTTACATTTAGCATTAATGTTTATATATCCCGTAACACCATTGGCTTTATCTTCTGGACTAATATTGTGTGAAACGGACATTTCATCCAAAGATTCTGGTTCAGTTTCGCCACGCATATCTGCGTGTTTAAATGCTTGTTTAGCCGATGGTGATATCGGCAAATCTTCTATAGATGTTTTTTGTATAAAATCTCCCCTAGTTTCACATTTACTACAGGTACCTACATGGTTTGCATTTACTCCATTAACAGGAGGTGCATGACAGCAACAAGATACTAATGTACTTCCATAAGGTTTTCCTTCACACACACCTTCTTCGGAATCAGCACACTTGCTACACTGATATCCGCTTTTCTTTTCATGAGCCGATAAAGCATTCGGTGTTTTACAGGTTGGACAAGGATACCGCTGTGGATTCTTTTTATTAAAATCAGATATACCTTTTTGAAATTTGTGCATCTCATAGTCATCTTCACCATTTTGTTCTGAAATTTTTTCATCAAATTCTCTATCAGCATAAGAATTACGAAATTGTTCATGAGCCTTTTCGCTTGTTATTTCTGGATGATTATTGTTTAACCAATCCAGTTCATCCTCAGTTAAATCTCTCCCATTACCACTGTCATCTAAATATTCTGCAGATTCAACATAAGCATCGGCAAAATCAGGATAATCTCTTCTATTTATACCGCCTATCCTTATATTCTTTATTTTTTTAACATCCAAATTAATATTTTGATTAGAAGTCTCTTTTATAGAATACTTTTCTGAATTTTCTGTGTAATCACCGTGAGCATACATAGCGGCTTGTGCCATTACTTTTAATTGTTTAAAAGATACACCCGCATTACTAGCTTCATCTTCCATACCATCAATTACATCTTCAATATCGGTATCAGGATGATATTTTACATAATCCTCTATATGCCTTTTAAGACTAACCACAGAAGTAACTTCATTTATTGCTTCTTTGATCAATTGCTTTAGTTTTTTTCTATTCATTTTATTTTTTCCTTCACTTACAAAATCAAATCCATCAAAATATACTTTATTGTCCAGTTGCCCAAACGCATTTTGTGTTTGAATAAAACCGGGGAGATTCTCAACATTATTTTTCAGTATAAAGTTTTTAGCCAAAGGCAATTTCTCAAGTAGTGTTTCTGCCGTAAGAAATATTTTACCACCAAAATCCTTCATAACAGATAACCATGTAAATCCCCGCTCAACTGCTTGTGGGTTGGTAAGATTTAATTTTGGAAAATACTTTTTTAATGTTTCTTCATGACCCTCTTCAAATGGCAAATGTCTTCCTTTAGTATCTAACCAACCGGTCAACTTACTATATCTTTGATTTAAAATTTTATTTGGAGATTGTAATACTGCCATAATTAAAATGCCAATTTTTTGATTACACCATCACTGGTTGATAGAGAATATCTCTGAGAGCCTTTTACTATAAAATATATTACCCTCGTGTTGCCACTGCCTGTATCTACAGAATAACTTTCAATTTTTCCACCAACAAGCATAGACACAGGAAGACTTCTTTCTGCTTCATTTAAAGATTGACCTTCATCGGGGGTAAAATTTGTCCAATTTCCACATCTAGAACAAACTCCAACAAGATTCCCAGAACTGTCCTTTCGCGTTTCAACTTCACGTTTCGGTTGCTGACCGCAACAATCAGAAAATACCTCCACCTCTTCCATTTCACCCACAATTTCTTTAATAATTTGTTTTAGTTCTAATTTTTTCATGCAGGAAATTTCTCCGGCGGTATACCTAATCTTTCTATATCAGCATTAATATATGCTAATATAGCCCGTAATGCTTCTTCATATGTCATATGATATTCATCTCGTATTCGAGCGGCTTTAGCTATAATATGTTTAGCGATATCAGTTGTTTTTGTGTTATAAGGATGCGGTATATCTTTCGACGATTTCCATTTATCGTGAAATGTAGAAATTTCATTATAAAAAGATTTTTCATCATTTATTATTTCTTTAATAAGTTGTTTTAATTCTGATTTTTTCATAATATATTCTTCCTTCAATTTAATCCTACGTCCCGAATCCTTGGCATTGGAATCTCCCCCGAAGTAATCTTCTTATCAACCATCATAAGCATCTTTTGCCCACCATGATGATAACCAGCTACAAACGCATTATTTATCAATTCTGATATACTAGACTGTAGGTTTTTGTCTTTTGCTGTTAATTTTTTTCCTTGGTTTACATACCAATCTAAATCTCCCTTCATATCGGTAGTAAGACGTTGGGAATTTGTTTCATTAATGACTTCCTTAATAAGTTGTTTTAATTCTGATTTTTTCATAATATATACCTTGTTACTTCATAACTTCCGCTTGGCATTCGATATAGTATCACATGCAAATACTTGCGTGTCGGTTTACCTTTATAAGTTAATAATTTATAATCGGCTTGCTTAGTTTGCCCATATGGATATAAATATAATAATTTTTATGATTAATCCATATAAAAAAAGAAACCCCGCTATTTCTAGCGGGGTTTCAATGTTAACTATCTAATTGTTTAGATTAGACAGTGTTAAGGTCTGCAATCCAGATCTTACCATAGAACTCTGGGCGGACTACTTTCTTCGCATAACGCGTCATGACGCCACGACGTGGTGTAAAGTTCACCGGATCATATACCAATGGTGTTTGGACCAGTGGAATATAAGGTGAATATACAGCGCCAGTTTCCAAGAAGTTACTTCCACGGAAGCCAACCAAGATCTGGTTTTCTACCATATAAGGATTCTTGTAGACTTGGAAGCGACTTGCGAAGCTACCAACTCTGCTGACACCCATTGCGAACTTAGCACTATCACCATCTGTTGAAGCAACATAGCCTGGAATTGATTCCAAGATTGTCGCTACATCTGGCGAACATACCAAGAAGTTAGCACCACCACGAAGAGTCAATTGGTGAATCTTGTTAGATACCTTTTGAATCTTGTTGCCTAGTGTTTGGAACCAGGTAGACTTTACATAAGCAGTACGATTTGGAGAAGCGTCTGCCAAGTAAGTAAACGAGGCTAAACCTGCGGTACTAAGGGTTTTACTAAACTCAACACCAATCTTAGCACTCCAAGCTTCGGTTGTTACACCAGGAGCCGCCGTGATAAGCATGTCAAGAATTTCCAAGTCGATTTCCATCGACACATATTCACTCAAGAGAGCGGTTAGCTCTGCTTCAGCGTCAATGCTGTGATAAGCATTTAAGTCTTGCGCTAATTCTGGAGTCCAGACAGCCTTCAACTTACGTGTCTTTGCAACGATTGGTTCACTCTTCAACTCAAGGTTGACTTCAGGAATACCAACGCCAGGATTAACTGGTTGGCCAGCTGTGCTAGCCGCGGTATCTTCGAAATCACCACGAGTTGATGGTGTTGGTTGTTTTGTATAGAACAATGAACTGCTTCCAGGTATTACGTTAGCACTACCCGTTACAATCATTGTAACTATATATATTGGAACGGCCAATGTTCCTGTGTTTCTTACAACAGTATATTGAGGAAGAACATCAGTCACAGCTATACCGGTACCACCGCCACCTGCGGACGAACCACTTAACTGGAACGAACGAACGCCTGGCAAGTCTGCAGCTGCTGTAGCATTATCAAACAGATTGAATGTTACCTTTGTCAAACTACCTGTTACTATTTGATCGATATTCCAATCAATATCGTCACCCGTTACTGAACCGGTTGTTAACAGCACGCCTATAGATTGGTCATTCACTGAATAACCAAAACGTCCTGGGCCATATAGACCCCGCGTTGCGCTATCTGTCGAACCGAGTTTTAGATCTGTTCCACCAAACATAGAGGTGCTAGTGAATGCTGGATTACCCTTTTGATCTGTACCATATCTAAAATCTAGATAGAATATCAGACCCGAAGGTAGATTCATTGGTTGCACGCTGACGAATTCCTTCGCAGCGATTTCAGCAAACACACGACGAACCAATGGTAGAGCAACGCCCGCCCATTGTTCACTGTTAGCTGAAGTACCCGTTGAGGTTGCTTCTGTAATCAATTGTTGGGCTTGATTTTCAAGAAGGACTGACATGTTGGCTTTATCAAGGCCATTTAGGCCCTCAAGAAGTCCTGTCTTCTCCCACTTACCCTGTAGTCCACGAGTCTCTTCCATAAGACGACTCTGTGGGCTTTTATTGCCTGTTAGCAATTCTTTTACCTGTGTACTCATATATTTATATATTTTTCCTTTGTTATTTATATGTTTACTTGCGTTTTATTTCTTCTTAATTCCAGCAAGTTTTTGGAATCTCAAAGCCATTTCATCAACTTCAGTATTTACTATTTGGTCAGTTGGCCGCGTAGTAGCTACTCGGTTAGATGCCAAGCCCTCAGTAATCGAAATCCTCTTGTTACCAACAGGAGTTACTTTACTAAGATTCAATGCTTCTGTCATCGCAGCAAATGTTAATTTGACTTCACGAATGGAATTGGTCAAATCAAATGCTTCAATAACCTTCATTTTCTGTGGATTATTCAAGCTATTAGCCTTAAACAATTTGTTTGTGTAAAGCAACTTAGCATTCAATAAATTCACATCATTTAACTCTTCACGCAAGAATTCAACTGTCTTACGATATTCTTCATTTTCCTTGAGAACGGTTTGAAGCTGTTCATCAACATCTTCCTTCTCACCCTTCTCTTCCTTCTCTTCCTTCTCACCCTTCTCACCCTTACCATGATCTTTTTGCCACTTGGCTAGACCGGCAGGAACTTTACCCTCATCCATCTCTCCCTCTTCTTCAAGAGCTTCAAGTAATGCTTCCAAGTTAATCTCTTCCTCATCAGGAGATGGAGCAGGTGCTGGCGATTCCGCCGCTGGAGCAACTGGCAATTCCGGAGATGGAGCAATTGGAGCTTCTCCGCCTAAAGCCGGAGCAACTGGAGCAACTGGAGCAGCAGGAATAACTGGAGCTTCTGCACCAGGAGCAATCGGAGCTTCTGGAGCAACTGGTTCATCTGGGGAAGCTTCGCCTTCTAATTCTTTTAGAATTTCTTCTAATTCATTAGCGCTAATTTCTTCCTCGGACTGACCACCTTCCATACCTTCTGCGCCTTGTGGGTCACCTTCGCCGCCAGGAACTACTTCCCCAACGGCTTCTGGAACAACTTCACTAACAGCGGCTTCATCAACAATTTCTTCCAAATGTGCATCAAACTTCTGACCCTTGTCCTTATCGGCTGCAGGTCCGTTTGGCTTTACAGTTGGTTTCTTATTGTCACTTGTACCAATACCAGAAGATTCTTCTAGTTGGGTTTCTTCCACTGCTTCTTCTTTTAATTTTTCAGCTAACATTGATTGAAGCTTCGGTGTGAATGCTTCTTCAAGTGCAGCCTTAGCATTTGCTAACGCAGTAGCCCTTACGGCTTTAGCGTCGGCAATAGCTTCTTTTAACAATTCTGAGTTAATCATATTTCGTTTTTAACCTTTATTTTCTATCACTGCTGAAGTTATTAGATAAACTTCAATAAAGTCTTCAATTGGAATGACATAGAAATGTCATATTATAAGAATAAATATAATTAATTTTCTGAAACCGCTATTTTTTTTATATTTTTTTAAAAAAAGTAATTTTTGTTATTTAACGACAATACCATTGGCCTTCAAAATAATACCAAATCGGTTGCCGATAATAGTAAATTACAGCTGGAGGAGAATAAAATCCATATGGATATGAATATGGGCTTTGATAAATTACCGAAGTCCCACGGCAATATGGTCTATAATATCTATATGGCTGACAATATCCACGATTATACACCGGTGGTTGATAATATCGTTGCTGGTTATAACCACTATTATTGCGAGTGGAATTCCCCGCCTGTACAGAAGTTGCCAAAAGTAAACTTGTTATAACACATAATCCGGCAAGCCATTTAAACATTTTCATAGTTTTCTCCGTTTGCTAATGATTAGACGATTCGGTGAGCGATTTATTCAGATTTAAATCCGTTTTGTCGTTACTGGATTTATTGTTCTTGGATCTCTGATAGAAGGAGACATTCTATCCTTTATATCAGTCGGAACTACGCTTTGAGCTTCATTTACTTCTTCTATTGGCTCTTCATTTTTTATTTCAAAATAGTGTTCCAATCTTGTTCCCATGTCTTTATAAAGAGCTTCTAATTGTCTTTGCTTACCTTCAACTTCTTCTGCAAGTTTTGCAAACCCATCACAATATTTTCGAATTTCATTAATGTGTCGTTTCGCTGTATTTGACTCAACAAAATCATTTGATTCTGTTACAAGATATGCTTCAGTCAATCTAAGTATTTCGTTTAAATCTCGAGCAACATCGGTAAGTTTGCCCTCGCGGTATATAATTTTGTTATAACTATTAAAACTACCAACCATTTCCATCAACTTTTTCTTTTCTTCCGTTGTTAAATGTCGCATCGCTTGTTGATGCACAGTACTATTAGGATAACCTATCGGAGATAATTCGCCACCATGAGACATCGCTCGCTGTTGAATGGTACTGTTTGGAAATTGTACAGGAGCAAGATCGGTTTCGGGCTCCTTATGATTGCCAGCACTCTCTAAATTCAAACTTTCAATTATATTTTTTAATTGTATCATATTACCTTACCTATAAATATACTTTATTTATTAAAAAATAGCATATCTTTTAATATTTCGCAAATATGTCATGTATTGCTTTCATCATACCATCAAAAGTCTTAAATTCTAATACCTTTGGGGGTTGTTCATTTTCCTTTGAAGTTAGTGATTTCTTGGTTCGTATTTCCAAATGCCAAATATTATCTTTAGTTTTATATACATTTAATTCTAAATATTTTTCATCACTTGTTCTAAGAAAAGTGTATTCAAAGTGCATGTCAAACTGGCTCAAATCAAAATCCAAATCATCCAATAAATCATATTCGGTAATTTTCCAATCATCAGTAGGAACTTTATCGGTTTTAACTAGTTCTTTTAAACTATATGTATGATTGTAGTTTGACATATTACACTTGAAATTCTGATAATAATGCATTCAAAAAATTAGACAGCAAAGAGACATCAAGTGTTTTAGATTGATCTTCAAATGGCTTGCTAACTTTTATAAAAATTGTATCTTTTTCTTCTTCCTTTTCGATAGGAAGCTCTAATTGTTCTGGTGGTTTTTGTGGTTGGCCAGTATCAAGAGGCAATTCTTGTTGGACTGGTTGCTTTGGCTCTGGTTCTGGAGCACTTAAATCGGCTGGCTCTCTAACAGAAGAAAATGCTAAATATTTTTTTTGCTTTTTAATGATGACCAACTCTTTATTCTTACTACTAATTTCATCAGTCTTACTATATTTAATTTGATTAACAAGTTTTTTGTTTGGTTTTATATCCATCATATCTACAACATCAAATTCTTCTTTATAAAATGCTTCGCCTTTATTTTCCGGTTTATCTAAAAATGTATCAAAGTCTTCCACGGTTTTTATGTTTTTTACAATAGGATTGTCAACCTCTTCACCCAAAACAATTCTAGCAATTTCAGACAATTTTATTCGTTTAACTTTTAAATTTTCAGTTTTTGCTGGCATATATTATGTATATAAATATAGAACCATTTTACATTTATCTCTTAAATTATAATGGTTTAAGATAATAATATTTCAAGAGATAAACATTCATATATCGGTAGAAGTGTAAATGTGAAATTATCACAAGTATTACATGGTACTAATGATAATGATATATTTGGGCACGACCCTTCTTCATATAACAAATATACATCACTTGCACTCATTAAATTCCACCGGCGGGTCACCACAAATGGAACAGTATTTATATCATCTTTTTTGAAAAATTTTATCATTTGTATATAAATACAGACAAGGAGGCGTTATTTTATTTCATTTAATATTTCGTAAATCAAATTATCTACATCTTGCCATTGATTTGTAACATTATTATATACAAGTTCCTTGGATTCATTCAAATTAGAACCAATCTCAGGATGCATAAATGCGCCGACGGTTGATGGATTGCTAACAAAATCGAAAGCAATAAGTTCAAAATCATCTTGGACTTCTACTGTTCCTTCTTTTAGCTGTTTTACACTGCCCAATCCACGGCTGGATATTCCAATGGTAATTCCACATCGAAACAATTCTTTAAGAATATTTCCACTTGGCGTAGTTAATATTTCCACTTCTCCAAGAAGATTGTCTCCACTCCACCACATCTTTTTAACATTATGGCTAACATTTTTAAGATTGACAACGGTGCTTTCTGGATGGTCAAGCTCACCCATAGCCCTCTTTTGCTTTACAAAATTTTCATCATATTTGCCAACTTCACGCATCAATACATCATCTGGATAAACACGGCCATTTTGATTTTCACTACTTTTTCTCTGTAAAATTCCCTTGACAATAACCTTCCCATCAGCAGGAGTAGAAATTTGATTTAATTGAGTTTCATTCAGAGGTTCTTTTATCTGTACGAATTCTATACAATTTATTAAAAGTTGTCTTTCCATATTACTTATTGATTTCTCCAGATAAAGTTTTATCTTTAACTATTGGCGCTTCTGGCTTTTTAGCAGCCGGCGCAGCAGGTACTTCAGCAGCTGGCTTTGCTTGCGCAGCGGGAGCGGCGGGCTCAACTATTTCAATCATAAAGTTTTTATCTACAAAATATGCTTTTCCGCCTTTATCTTTAAGAATAATATCATAGTCGTCAAACTGAACACTAGCTACATCTACTTCATAGTTTTTAATATAAATGTTTGTTTTTACACCTTTTTTAGCGCGCACAAGAACCTTTTTACCTGTAAGCTTTCTGCTTAATATAGCTTCAAAATCTAACTTCAATTTTTGTGATTTTGTTGTATAATTAAAAAATTCTCGTCTTACATCAAAATTTACATTTTCATTCAATTGCTGTTTTTCAGACATAACAGGAATATATCCGGCTTGTCTTGATACACGATCTTTAACCTTACCAAAGGCAAACTTAGTTGCTGGGGCATCAACCCCACCCGTCACAGATACTTCATCTATATTTTCGCTGGATGCACCAATTGTTCCTTCACCACGACAAGCTGGACAAACCCAACCTTCTACATAGCCATGACTATCAGTTGGAACGACCCGCTTGCATTTTTCACACTGCCGTTGCGCTTCTCCAGAAGAACCGATTTCGTCCATTACTTCATTAATCAATGGTCTTAACAGTGTTTTAAATTTATTTTTTGTCATTGGAAATTATTTTACTCCGTATTTCTTTAATAAGTTCATGAGAAAGCAATAGTATACTTATATGACTATCCTTTACACCTTTAGAAAAATCAAGGCCATTGATTTGATGGAGAGCTTCATTTAACTTAATATTTGTTATTTTTGCTGGGATCTCTTTTGCCAGAGTGGATAATTCATTCACGACAAACTCACGCTCTTTCGCTAAAAACTCAGGAAGAGAATTTGTATTTGAAACCGAATTAATATATTCACGCAAAATATCTTTTTGATTCTTATTCAAGTCTTTATACTTCTTATTCACCTTTTCAACCAAAAGTTTATAGGAAAGCAATCTAATTTCTTCCTTTTGATTTTTAAAGATTTCCATGAGTTGATCATTAACATTTTTAACATCTTTTTTATTTACCAAATTCTCAACTAAACATGTTCTTGCTTGAATTACTTCTTTTGCGTCAAAATTGTTATTTAAATGGTTTTCAAACACCTTATAAATTGAAGCGTGAACTTTATAGTTTTTAATACTCGACTTTAAAAATTTATCAATTGGATAAGTTTCTTTAATCTCTTTAATCAATGAATATTTTTCTTCTGCAAGTTTTTTGTTATTTATTTTTTCTCTAGAACGCATAGCAATGTTAATTGCTCGGTCAGCGGTGGTTTCATTCTTTAACTGCTCATTTACCAAGAAGTTATAAAGTTGCCACTCTCTGCCTATTTCGCGGGATTCATTAAAATACTTGAAAAGTAAATCTTTTGCTTTGCTATCATCCTTCCCAGATAGAATGTCCGACGTGACCTGCCTTGTTAATAATTCAAATAATATACCAGTATTCTTGAATTTTGAATGCTTAGATTTGCTTTCCATATAATTTCCTTAATTATAAATATTATAATATTTCACAAAATATACATTTTATGAATATTATTCTCCTCTTATATTAGTTTCGTCCAACATAGACTTAGATTTACTTCCATTATCTTTATTTTCTTGTAATAATTCTCGTTTTTCATCATTTTTTAGAAACATTGCTAGACTTTTTAGATTTACATGGGGAAGAAGTTTTCTAGGATCTACATTTACACTTTCAAATCCAAGAGGGGAATTTTTTTTGTATTTATATTGCAAAGGATTTTTCCTGTAATCAGCATTGTTTTCAAGACTTCCAAGTGGGTCTTCACCAAATGGATAATCTTTAGCATTTTTTTCACCTTCTTGCGATGGCCGAATTGCCTTTTCTGTAAGTGGAGGCAATTCCTTTCCAGCACCAGCTTCCGGAGTCTCAGGCCCTCCCCCAACCTTTTGGGCACCCGGAGGAGCTTCACCGCCTGGTGCACCACCCGGTTCTGGAGGTCCACCTGGCTCTCCAGGGAAGCCTTCACCAGCACCACCTTCAGATGGAGGACCACCGCCGCCGGCACCTGAAGTATTCATCTTTTCAAATTCAACGGCGGGATCTGTACCTTCTTCTGAAATGCTCTTTAAGCGCCATTCTTGTTTTGCATCATTAACAAGAGCATTCTTAATCTTCAAAATATCATCATCGGAGAATTTGAATAGATTTTTGTATATCCATTCTGTAGAAAATAACTTATTTTCTCTTATATCTTTAGCAACACTTACCTTATCCGTTAATATAGCAACCTTTTCTTTTTCAAGAATTATAGATGGATTAGCAAACTCAAGAGAAAAATCTACCAACTCTGCATCAGTATAGCCCTGAGAATACAAATGAACAATAGCTATTTTAGATAATTCTGATATAAGAATTTTTTGAATTCTGCTTATAGTTCCAGCAAATCTAACATCTTCAGCGGCCAAAGTTGCTTTTCCTGACAAATCTTCTTCATAACTCAAGAACGCCTTCGGAATCTTCAACGCGGCCATCATTTTATTTCGAAGATACTCAATATCATCAATGCCGGTAAATTCCATTCCCGAAAGAGGTTCAATCGCCGTGCCACTATCTCCACCACGAACCGGAATATAAAAATCTTCAACCATGTTTTGTAAGTTGAATCTTAAATTGTAATCACCAGTCTTTTCATCTATATATGGAATTTTCTTCATCTTGTTGATAAGTCTATCCATATACTGGTCAACTTCATTTGGTGGAATATTTCCTACATCAACTTTAAACACTCTTTTTTCTGGTGCACGCATAATACGATGAATAAGCATCGCATCTTCCATCAATGAAAGTTGCTTCCAAACACGTCTTGCGCCCTCAACCATGGATTTTCCATACGGCAAGAAATTACTATCAGAAATCAATCGAAAATGTGCTATTTGATAGTTTTCAAGTTCTTCCATTACACCACTTTCAAAACTGATTTGATATTTTATGTAGTTTTTATTCTCAGGATTACTATTTTCAACCCGTGTAACATTATAAGAAGAAAGAGGTTCAACTAAGAAAATTCCATATTCAGGAGAAATATACAACTTCAAATAAAAATCTCCATACTTACACATATTTCTAGTCCACGACCAAAGATTAAATTCAATATTTAATATATCATAAAATAAGTTATGTAAGATCTTCTTTATATTATCATTGGTGGATTTAACAGTCAAAATTTGACCGAATTCATTTTCTTTTAAACACTCATCAGAATAAATATCGAGAGCTGAATTCGACACGATGATGCCATCTTTCAGACAAAAATTTTCGAAGAAATCTACAGTCAAATCATACACATCACTTGTTTCATTATTATTAACAATTTTTATTACCTTGTGATTAGTGTAATTGTACTTCTGCTTATATTCATCAAAAGAATTATATCCGCATGCGCCCAATCTTCTCCTTATAAATTGTGATTTACATCGCGGAGATTTAGACGCATCAATAACAACGCTATCAGCAAACTCTTTAAGTGTATTATACTTTTGGCCTTCTACTAAAATAAATTCATTAGTAATTTCATTATTAAAATTAGGATTCCTTGTCCCAATTTTACCATAGGTCTTTTTTGTGTATTCCGGGTCATTTGCAATTTTTAATTTTAAATTTTCCAATCTCTCCTTTACAAATTTTTCTTTGAACCCATCGGTGTTCCACAATTTCTTAGCATGATCAGAAAATATTTTAGTCATTTTCTCTTTATAATTAATATCATTCTTCCATCTCTCAGAATTCATTTTTGAACTATGTTTAGACATGAAATCTTTGCCTTCTTTGGATGCTTGCCATTTTTTCCATCCACTCAAAGCATTTTCTTTATAACCACCGGTGGTTTTCCAAACAGATTTCATAGTATCAGATATTCGTTTCTTTATATTAACATCCATCATAACATCCTTCATTATAGAAGAAAATTTTTCTCTATACTTAGGATTATCAAATCTTTCTTTTACAATTTCACCCTGTTTCTTCTTAGCTTCTTCTGACCAAATAATCTTTTTTCTTTCTATTGTGATTGGCGATTTACCATGATATAAAGCATGCTCTGTAATAGACATTTCCTGTAAATTGGTAGATCTATTATCATATTTATTATGATTAATATGATGAATTGCTATATTATCTATATTTTTATCAAAAACATCTTCATAAATATATCTATGCGCCTTCTTATACTTCCCCTCTTTAGATTTAATCATCATATATTCGTCGTTTTTATACAAAAAAGGCATAACAGAATCATTAGTCTTTAAATCTCTTGCTTGTTTATATGTCCCATCAATCAATAATATTCTATGGTCTTCTGTACATTTCAAACAAGTATTATTGTCAAAATGTATTTCTACAACTTTTTTTGTTCCTGTTTTTCTGGGGTGATGTGCATTACCAATTGTATATTTACAATTTTCTTTATCCCATGACCATACTTCAAATGATTCTCCATTAGGATATTTTTCTGCCAGTTCTTTTATTGTTACGTTTCCATTTAAAGTTGATATGTAAGTGTCTGATGCCAAACATGCTATGATTGGATCCATATCCATTGTGTCGTAATCCCGAAACAGCTCAATTCTCGAAGCTTGATATGCTAATGTAAAATCTCTACTATATTGACTATAACCCGAAGTTCTTACTCGATTAAATCTATCCCGAAGGGTATTTCTGTCTGTAGCATACTGAGCTTGATCAGTATCTTTTATTTTTAGTAATTTTCCACCGACATTACGAACAATTACATCTGTTGAAAATAACCTTTTTAACCTTGCGTATAAAGACCTTGATTTTAGATCCAATGATTCTTGATTTGTAAAATTTGTTGCCATAAATTGTTAGTTATAGTCCATAAATATAAGTATTATAATGTTATTATAATAACCATTTAATATTCATCACAAAAGCCAGCGCAAGTCTTCATCCTTATTACTCTTTGGAGTGGTAACACGAACAACACTTGTACTCACAGAAAGTGGCATCACCCACGATTTTTTAGCTCTTTCTTCGTGGCCTGATACATAAACCTTTTCAGCTTGAGTTTTTGATATATTATTTAAAAGATGTTTATTAAATTCAGCAGAACCAGCTCTTAAGCGAAGTGCGGTATCTCTTATCCACAATCCAATACCCAACGAAGTAACCAAATCATCATTATACCCCTTCAATGCTTCTGCCTTACTGTTATTCCATATAAACACCAAAAGTTCTTCAATGAGCCGTGAAGAGCGAATACCAACGGTTTTTTCTCGAAGATATGATTCTAACTTTGATATTATCAGGGGTCTTGTCTTGGTAGTAGTGCTAAACCCAGGAATCATCTTTTTTTCCATTGCGTTTATCTTTCCTGTTATTTGTTTTTCTACATCCACATACATTAAATCTGCACTACTATAAAATGTATTGGGATATTCCAAATCTATTATTTGCTGTAATGTTGCCCAACCAATATTGTTATTTTCTACAACAAGTATCGCTTTATTATATTCATTTGCAGCACTGACTAACATATTTCCATATGTTTTTGTGTCAATCAACCCCTTGAATTCCGCAACTTGTACAAGATTTTCAATATCAATTATATGAAAGGCGGATTTATCGGTGCCATCACCTCGAGCCACATCCGCCGCCACTATGTAAGTTTTATTATAATCAGGATATTCCCAAATCCAAAATCCTTGATCTACCCAGCGTTTTTCGAGAGGATCTTTAACAGTATTATCCCTGTACCAATTTATTATTTCAATGTCAATGACGGTATTTCCCGATGATTCAAAATTACAATCACATTCCTGTGAAGCCATTTTAGCACCAAGCAATTTAGTTTGCTCGTCACGCCATTCTTGATTTCTTTCAGGATGTAAACTCCATGGCAATCTTATCGTGTTAAATTTATTTTCTTTTGCTTCCGCCGCCACCCAAGTTTTATGAAAAAAGTTTCCAACACCATTTGGTGTGGAAAGAACCATCGCCTTACCACCCGTTGCTAATGTTTGTTGTGATGATGCCCAAATAGATTCAATATTTTCTATGAATGCACATTCATCTATAATCAAAAAAGAGATAGCCGATGACCGACCAGCATCACTGCTGGAAGAAGTGGCACGAATTTGTGAGCCATTCTTTAATCTTAACGACAATCGGTTGTCTTCAACGCATTGAACACGCAGCCAAGACGGTAAATTATCATTTGCAAAGCTAACACGAGTGATAATATCCTTAGAAACTTCCTGCTTAATACTAATGCATAAAATATTTTTATCTGAATGAAAAATCATCAACCACAATGCATATGCAGAAACAAGCGTGGTAATACCTAACTGCCTAGATTTCAATATGATATTGTAATCATAATTTGCCATATCCTGCAAAACTTTTTCTTGAAAGTCGTATAAATCAAATAATATTGTACCGCGATGGGGATGTTGAATCTTTACATATTTTTTCATGAAATACACAGGATCATCATGACATTTTTTATACTCATTCCTGATAACCTCACGCAAATTAATTGTTGCTTGGTCTTTCATTTAAAGATTTTAATTGTCCCTCAATTCTTTCCAACGATTCCAAACATTCTTTATAATCATTTTTGGCATCATTTAACACTTTTTCCCGCATCGTATCATCCCAATACATTGTTCTTCCATCTTCCAGCATATATGGAATTTTATCACCGCTGGTTTCAAGGTATTGAATAGATTCTTCAAGCTTTTGTTTTAAATCCAAACAGAAGCTTTTTTGATTATGAAAAATTTTAAGTTTTTCGTATTTTTCATATTTACCCTTTCTTTTCAACTCCGATTCAAATTTAATTTGACAATCAAAGCAGTTTCCTGTTTTTTTATACATTTTTACATCTAACCTGTCACCAAATAATTTTATATTCTTATGACAACCCTTACACTCTTCTCGAACTAAATCTATATTTTTTCCTATACTATTTATTGCAATTTTAACTCCATTTTTAATAGTCCAAGTTTGGCCTTTAGATTTCCAAACTTCACCTTCTTTTCGTTTGGTTGTATTCTCATTATAGCCAACTTGTGAAAATGGACGGTCACCTCTTACATAACTTTTTACTATATCTATATTTGACATTCCTGATGCTTTTTTCATAACAATTGTTTTCTTTCCTTTTTATTGGAGAGTTTAAAAATATCTTTTTCTTCGACCAAAATTGTTCCTGATGGAGTGATAGTGGTTTTGACAGGCATTTTTCCAGATTTGTGCCAATTCCAGGCTGTCCTGTATGTAATCCCCTGTTTTTTGGCCCAATCTGAAAGTTTCATATAAACATATATAGTATGCTTTTCTATATTTTTCTATTCGATTGGAGATTTATTTATTAAATTTTGAATCCATTGCTTTTATTATAAAGCTTCCGGTAATTTTAAATGGGTTAGCATAGATTTTAGGATCTCGAATAACAATGCCTTCTTGGGTATTTGCATCTCCAATCTCCGATGTCAAATTGTGTAATATTTCATCGCCCAATTTTATGGTAGCAAGATAGGTTATACCACCATAAATTTTTTCTTTTAAAACAGTTTTATCAAAGAGAGTATCAACGGGAACATGCCCAAAAACTTTTTGAAATTCAAGTTTTGTAATCATTGGATGTGGAATTTTCACATCTTTTAACCAATCCAATAAAGTTTTGGTTATCGTTCCATTTGATAATACCACCGATTGTTTTTCTGCCAATATTTTATTTAAATTTGGTTCATGCTTGAACTCAGTAGCTATCGAACCCAAGACTTTAAAATGATGCTTTTGCGCCACCAAATTAACTTTGTGAATTAATGTGGACATTGTATTTTTATTATAACCAATTTCTCGAGACGCTCGACTCTTTGGCTGCCCATCCTTTGTTACAGTCTTCACAAAGATTTCATTTAAACCATGAACAGCTAAAAAATTTCCTATACTTGTATAACTTATTACATTGCTTTTTCCTTCAACATATTCTATATTTAACAATATATGTTGATTCTTTAATAAACCCAACTTATCAAGCTCCGGTTTTATAGTGTTATAAGACTCATCAAATATAGTTATAACTTTTGTTCCCACACCAACTAAGCCATGTTCCAAGCCATGAATTCCTGTAGTAAATCGCAGGGGCAGGTCTTCTGGACGCATACCTTTAACATCAGCAGGTTTTGCTGAACCTCTGTCCATTACAAATTTTCCATTAACAAGTCGTATGGAAACATTTAATCCATCAATTTTCATTGCGCCGGTGCCCGCTTTTAAACTTTCTATTGATTTTTTAAATACATCAATCAAATTTTTGCCTGTGTGTGAAAAATCAAACGGATGGGCCATGTGTCCAGCGGCACCCCCTTCTAAAAGCATATTTGCTGATGGAGTAATATTTTCAACAAGATATTCTGTCAATTTATTCATTTTGTCTAATATATAAATAGTTTTTAGTTATCCATTTTAGCATATAGCATTGCATTTGTATTAGGTCTTATTTCATGCCAAACATTAAATCCTGATTTTTTTAGGTGTTCTTTAATCAGTAAACCCAATCCCGCATAAATTTCTTCGTGTAATTCCATAACGATATAGTCATATTTATGTAAAATCTCAACATTTGTATATAATAAGTTAATCTCTGCTCCTTCACAATCAAGTTTTAAAAAACCATGTTCAATATTAAATCGTTCCGTAATCGTTTTTAAAGTACAAACTTCAATGGGCACGCCATCTTCATCGGAGTTCTCTAAAAATCTTGTAGAACCATCATTTAGAACATTTTTTACCCTTACTATTTTATTTTTTGCTCCCAAGGCAATACGACATGCAATGATATTATCACATCCATTTGCCTTTGCATTAGTCTCTATCCGATCAAAAGTGTCAAGTGGTTCTAAAGCATAAACCAGTTTTGCACCATTATTACTAAAGTGTACAGCTGTCTCACCCATATATGCACCAATATCAACCACATCCCTACCCATTACAGCATCTTGTCCAAAATAGTCATAGTCGCCACGCTCAATCTCACCAAATATCATAAATAAATCGGCCTGCCTCTTTTTTTCAATGTCCCGTATAGTCTTTTCGGATTTATTTAGAATAGAATTTACTGCTTCAATAAATTTTTGCGCATGGTTTTTATGGTTAAATTGATAGGCAAAATTACTCAGTTCTGTGGGATTAAATTTTTTTGCCTTAGCCATAAGTTCTGTTAAACTAAAATCTTTAGTTGGATCAAATAAAATAGCCACGGAATCATTTAATAATTCAGCAACACCCGATTTAATGCTCACAGCGACAGGACAACCACAGGCCATTGCTTCAAGTGTAACCAATCCAAATGGTTCAAATGTACTTGGTAGGATGTGTAATTGAGCAGAATTATATGCTTCCATTAGTTCCGGTTGATTCATATATTTACAATCTACATTGCCAATCTTTGCATTATCCAAGTCTCCCGCAACTTTTAGTTTAATACCTTCCGTCAAAGACTTCCACAGAATAGATATAAAATTTTTACCTTCCGCCTTTGTTCTACCCACAAAAAACAAAAAATCTTGTCTCTTTTTATTCAGATTCTTCCATTTGCTTGTATCAATACCCAATTGAACAATTTGCATAGGCACAGATGGATTATAATGCTCTTTGACAAAAGAATAGTGTGCTTTTGAATAAACCACAATACCATCACAATTTTTTAATAAGTCTTGCTCTTCCTGCATATCAGGATGGCTCAAATGAATCGAAGCAATAAGAGGTTTGCCTGTTTTATTTTTTAATTCTATGCCCTTACTACCATTAAAAAAATCATTAGAGATTATAACATCAAAAGAATCACTTTCATTGTGTGTGTATGGAATATGCAAGCCATCAAGTCCTTTACAAAGAGTATCTAGGGCCGAGCCAAACCCGTAATTTTTAGCAATATCATTACCATCTTTCAATATTAAAATCATATCATCTTTTAATATAACCCATTTAAATAAATTGTCAATATTATAATATAGCCATCCAATTTATTGAACCTGTCAACACCGTCCCGGCCGCGCTGATCGCATCAATTGATGCGGTAAATCCTGTCGTTGTAACCGAACCTGAACGGATGCCGGCACGCAAGGCATAGGCATTATGGTTAAGCATATTTTGGAGTGTTAATACAACAACAGGCACAGCAGTAAATGTAAAATTAAATGGTATCAAAACACTGCCCGTTCCTGTTGTTGGGCATATAAATTGAGCAGTTGTTCCTTTATCCAACACAAACGATGCCATCGAGCTTGTAACAACTGCGCCTGAACCACTGGTTGTTTGTAAGAAGTAACTAGTCGAATTAGATGCTAAATTACCAAATGTAAGGCCTAGATTTGGTGCAGTAGAACCACTTAATGTTAGTGTTTTGCTGGTTTTATTATAAATAAAATCGGGACCACTTGAAATAGAACCTGTTGAGTTTACAACAAAGACTTCATTGCCAAGATAGTCATCCACCTCAATCAGATTAGTGTCTGCATTCGAACTAGCTGAGATGTAAAACATTGCAGTTGCGTCTGCACTTGGGCCAATTAATACAGAAGAAGAGACATTTAAATTATTTACATAAGTTGTACATGCCGCACTAGCAGATATGTTTGAACCAACAATGAAAGTTCTATCTGCCGAAGCAGGAATGTAGTTTTTACAACCACCAAGTATACCACCAGCAATAGAACAAATGGCATTACCCATACCACCAAGTATCGCACTATGATTACCTGGAATTTTATTACCACAACCACCACCAATAATAGAATAACAACCACTAATAGTATTCCGATTACCACTAGAGATTCCTGCCCAATGTCCACTAATAACATTACAGTAACCACCACTGACTGTTGAATAAGTGGCACTAACAGTATTCCACATTCCGCCTGCTATTACCGAATAAGCAGCACTAACTGTATTGTTGTAACCACCAATAATTGATGAATTATTACAACATGTAACATTTAAGGTGCCCCCACCTATGAAATTCCAAACACCATTAGCTACATTGCTCTTTCCACCAACTATTACAGAATAAGTGCTGCTAACAGTAATAGAATTGGTTAGTCCGCCCAGAATTGATGAATGAGTGCCAACAACACAGTTTGCATAACCACCGGCTACAACAGAATAAATTCCTAAACCAGTATTGGCTCTTCCACCACCAACTGTTGCATAATAACAACTAGCAGTATTACCTAATCCACCACCTATCGTCGCATAACTACAACTAGCAGTGTTTGTCTTTCCTCCACTTACCGTCGAATAATCACCAGCAGAAGCATTACTACTGCCACAGCGAAGAGTCGAACAAGTACCCGCCCCCACAATTATAATAGCAGAACCAGGCGCTGATGGAACATAACTTGCGGATACTGCATATGAAGCAGTCGTAGCATAGGAAGCACTAATTGACGGCGCTCCAGGAGCATATGATGCACTGGTTGCAAATGAAGCCGTCGCTGGCGTGAAAGTAATGCTGGTTGCAGCTGAAGCTGTCGTTGCAAATGAAGCTGTCGTTGGCGTAAAAGTAATACTGGTTGCTGCGGAAGCGGTTATTGCAAATGAAGCTGTTGTTGGTGTAAAAGTAATACTGGTTGCTGCTGAAGCAGTCGTAGCATAGGAAGCACTAATTGACGGAGCTCCAGGAGCATATGATGCACTGGTTGCTATAGAAGCATAAGAACTTGATATAGCCGTACTACTTGTTACTGCATAGGATGCACTAATAACATTATTTGCCCACGATGCTGTTCCCAAAACACTTCCGGTAATACTTGTAAAGTTTGCAGTAACACCAGTTAAACTAGCAGAGACATTCAAATTATTTACATAAGTTGTATTAGCAGCCACAGCAGTTAAATTACTACCTATGATAAAGGAATTTGCTATATTTGCGGTGACTGTATTATTACAACCACCAAAAATTGAACTGTATGTAGCATAACCGCTCACTGTATTGTTTGCTCCGTTGACAATACTATTATAACCACCATTACAACTTACAAAATTAGTAAAACCATTACCAATAAAGGCCGATGAACCAACAGCAGTATTTGTACTACCACCAAGAATTACACCATAGTAACCACTAACTGTATTGGCTTTACCACCACCAATAAAAGGAGCCTGCCCACCTATTATACAATTACAATAGCCACCAACGATTGTACCGTAATTATATGAACCTGTTATACAATTTGCCGTACCACCAACGATAGTTGATGAACAACGCCACACGGCATTCGAACGGCCACCTCCTATAAATGAATCAGTCGCAGCAGCAGGCACTATACAATTCGCCACACCACCAGCAATAGTCGAGCAACTTCCTGAATTAATATTATTTTGGCCGCTAATAACGGATGAGATACAACCAAATGCAAAATTGCCACTACCACTTCTTTGCGTTGAGCCAACCCCATCACCAAGAATAATAATACTTTGATTTGGCGCAAAACTTGCCGTAGTAGCATATGATGCGCTGGTTGCCGTTGCTGCGTAGGAGCTTGACAAAGCGTAGGATGCGCTTGTTGAAGAATCAGCAAATGAAGCGCTAATTGTCGGAGAGCCTGGAGCATAAGATGCGCTTACTGCTTGGAAAGAAGCAGTTGCGTAAGATGCGCTTACGGCTATCGTAGCAAATGAGGCGCTCACGGCTTGGAACGAAGCAGTTGCGTAAGATGCACTGGTTGCTGTTGCTGTGTAGGAGCTTGACAGAGCATACGATGCGCTTACGGCTATCATAGCAAATGAAGCGCTCACTGCTTGGAACGAAGCAGTTGCGTAAGATGCACTGGTTGCTGTTGCTGCATAGGAACTTGACAGAGCATAGGATGCGCT